ACAACACCTATAAGACCATCATAATTTAAGGAAGGGCTAGGTTCCAGGCTTTGTGTTCCACTAGGAGGAATAGAAATATTTGCAGGCCAACTTATAGGAGGCGTTGTTGTTCCATAAATATTTCCTCCAAATTGAGCCGCTATGTCAACCACATTTTCATTTATATAAATATTTTGAGTTTTTCCTGCCCCACCTCTAGCTAAAACCTCTCCGGATTTAAGAGGTGCAAACTTAGATTGTCTAAATAAAACTTCAGCCCCACCTTGGGTACCACTTATGGTTTGACCGCTAGCATCCCATGGCCCATTGGGTGGTGTTATTGTAGAAGTATCTTGTGTTTGGTTTTCATAAGTTTCTTTAAAGGCGCCATAAGTAGCAACAATAGGGTGTTCAATATGTACACCTAATAAACTTCCATTCCATGAAGTTGCAGGTAAAGTAGTAGGAGCATTTGTATTATCAAATTCCCCTCCCCAAATAAATTCTCCTGGTGTTGCAATAGGACTTGTTGAACTCCATGTAGAAAAAGTTTCGGCTGTATCTAAGTTAATCACATACTCTCCCTCTGGGTTAAAGTAACTATAAAATGCATCTTCTGATGAAACATCATTAAATCGGCTAAAAATAAACTGCCCCTTATTTTGAGCAGATTGGTAAGGTGGCATCGAAACATCTTGTCCGAATTGATCAACTGCTGTCACAGAAGGATTTGTCAGTAAAATAGGAACTAAATCATATTTCCTCATTGTATTGTAATCACTATCGTCTGTGGTATATGTTGGTGTACCTGTACTCTGTTGATCCGGAAAATTATCTAACCAATCATACATAGCCGGAATGATGGCTGTTCCATTTTGTATGGCTGCCGTCGTTTGTGTAGGATTCTCAGATTCTTTTGTCATCCTTTTTCTATTCCCTGAAACTCTAGATATTAATTGTAAGGTCGTCTGTTCGGAGTTAGCTAAATTAATGTAGAATGTTTTACTTACTATAGCACCACGAGGGTCATCTAAATCTGCAACCTCTTGTGCATAATATCCAGCAAAAATCTTGGTTAAAGTATTCCTCTTAAGTTGAGTAGCATTTCCAAGTTCATCCACTAAAGTTACTGCCAATTCTCCACTCAACACTCTCAGAATTTCAGAAAATTCAGTTAGTTGATTTTGTATGTTTACAAGTGTGGTAAATAAATCAATAGGTGTTTGGTTCTCTGATAAAAAACCAGAAGCTATGGCAGTAGTACCGTGAGCAAAATATTGAGTATTTGCTGTAAAAGAAGAACTTAAGTGATCTTGTATTCCCATTTCGTTTAAATCTTCTTCTAACGAAATGCGAGCTAAATCTTCTTTATTCTCAGCCATAATAGTTTCAACAGCACTGTCCGAGCTTAAATCTGCCGGAAAGTCTATCCTCACAGCTTCAGACCAATCACTCATTAAAGGATTACCTGGCCACCCAGCTTCAGAAACTGATTTGATTTGTGCTTCCACAATTTCTCCCTTTCTTACTGGGATGTCTAATTGATTAATGTTTACTGCCTCTGCATTTTCATCATCTATCTTAACCCACTCATAAAGTCCAGTATTAGGATTCTTTTCTCTTGGTCTTATTGTACTTTCAACCTGTATCCAATTAGAAAATGCACCAGTACTGTCTCCTACACCATCTCTAAATGTAAACTCTTCTACTGGGTTAGCAGCACCGTCCGATGAAAGGTACCTATATCTAATAACGAACTTAATAATATCTTGTACTCCTGTAGCCGGACTATTTTTAGGTTCTGGCATTCTCCAAAAACCTCTAGCCCTATACTTAGGTAAAACACTCGTGACAGAATTATCCTGTCCCATTGCTCCTATTTCTTTAACTATAGAAGCATATAACTCAGCTTGAGAACCACGAGTCGTAATTAAACCTTGTAATTCATTCTTATCAGCATCTCTTTCAACCTCAGTAGCATAATTAGTAGTTTGTATCCGTGTTCTCATACTAGAGATAGAGGTATCATATTCTTTAAGTTCAGATTCAAGTGTATTCTTTTGATTATTCAAATCTTGTAATTGTACAATGGCATCTGAATTAGTAACTTGACCATTTATGAGAACTACTTTAAAATCCTGAGTTTCTGGTAACGGTGCATTTGGCTTAATTCCCTGTTTAGAAGTAGGCACTTTATCCTGAGCAAAAGAAAGTAACATTCTCCCAAAGTCTACAGCCTGCTGCTGATAAAATGTAGCTAAAGTCTGCTCTCCGCCGTCAGCATCAATTATGATAAGATCGCTTGTATAAAAACCAGAACCTGGAGACCAGTTTACGGCTGGTATTTTAGATTGAGGATCAATAGGTTTAACAAAAACCACACATCTTTCATCAAAACCAATACTTACATCTAAGTCAACAATATCATTAGAACTTGATGCTATTTTCAACACATCAGCTCCAATAAGTATAGGTCTAGACCCTTCTATTAATTCTACAACAATCGAATTTGTACTCCTATCTACTTGTAAAACTTGATACCTAGTATCGACTGGATCGGATACTACCTCTACAGAATCTCCTACCACCAAACCTTGAGTATCAGGAAATTCAGCCTCTATATCTGTATAAGAAATCTTGTTAAGTTTGTATAGCTTTTTGGTAGTAGTTTGAGTCACTCCGTTTATTTCCTGGGTAACATCTACATCATCAATTCTAATAACGCTAAAGTTACCACTATATTTCTTTTCTCTAGGAGGAAGATCAGTTACAGCTTCATCTAAAACATAACTCATATTAGTGTTAATGAGCTGTTGGATAAAATCATCATAATTTAGATCCGAGCGAGATTGAAAGTTATTCTTAAAGTAGTTTTTCTTACTTTGAGTATTAGCATCTAAAATATATCTTCGGACTATTGCTCTTTCAGTATCTATAGGTACTTGTCCACTTAGATTGAAGGTAACAATCAATAAAGGATTAATCAGTCCTTCAAAGAACCAATTGGATTTTGTGTCAAAAGTGTTGATGCTGTTTAAAGAAGTTAGATCAGGAGCTTCTACTGGTAATTTAGCAAGAACTAACTTTCTAAAAGTACCATCCGCTAATCGGATAGAACTATCACCACTTGTAACATTTGTTATAGTTTCTAAGTTACGATCTAACCTATTAATTGAATTCTTAAGATAGCCAAAGCTTGGGATAGTCAATCGTGAAAGTGTACCGTCATCGTTCTGTATATCAACGGTTACTGAATCTCGACTTGAGGTTATGGCTTGATTAACCTTTTCAAAACTCTCTAAAGAGTTGTTGAACATTCTTAAATACTCAGGTAAAAATGTTTGTATTGAATTTTGCTCTGCCATTCTGTTACTAAATCTTTATTTATTTATTTTAGTTTTATTTTAGGACGTCATAGACGAAACTCAGAAGAGCTTGGTCCGTACATATAATTTCAATGATTGGAGTAGAACTTTCAAGTTCAACACTATCTATGTCTGCTACTTCTATCCCATAAGAACCTGAATTTAGCCTACTTAAAGAATCAGTATAAATTTTGATATTTCTAGATCCCATATCTAGAGTAGTATCAAATACCAACCTAAGAGTCTGTCCAGTTTTAAACTGAAACGCAGAATCATCTATGTAAAATAAAAGATCTCCTCCTGCTTCATTTATAGTATGCATCCTACACATGTTTGTATAGGGCTGAAGTTCAAAGAAAACTTTAGGAGTAGCTACATTTATGTTAAGAGGATTGTCTAAATCTATAACACTATTATCTTCATCCTTAGGTGTATCAAAAGTATATTCTTGTACTCCAAGAGATAGAGTTATTTGATTAGGAACATTAGTATCTACTGTGATGCCTGTTCCTGCCCTTACTACACTTGTATTATATTGTAATTCTAGAGATGTCTCTCCATTAACAATTGATTGAATTTCATCGGCATTCTTAGCTATGAGATCAATAAGTGTAGTTCCACTTGAAAATGCTAAAGAAGCATTATCCAATTGAGTCTGCATATTATCCACTTGATTCTGTAAAAATTCTAATGAACTTACAGAAGAAACCTGATTCTCTAAAGTTTGTATCTTTTGATCAAGGTCAGAAATTTCTAACTGTTGCCTTTGAAATATTTTGGCCGATTCTTGTAGTTGCGCAGTAGCATCACTAAAGAGGCCCATCGAAAACGTATTGTAGTCGTTAACGATGGTATCGATCCCAGCAGTTCCAGGAGAAGCATCGAAGCGTAAATTTATTTTAAAACCAAAAGAATTACCGTTTTGACCAGTGACTTTATTTGGTTTGAATTTTGGGTACCTCTGTATATATCCACCATCTGTTGTTGGAGTTATGTTATCTAAAAGAAGTATTCCATATAAGTTTGTAACTGTGTTATCAGAGTTATTTAGATCTACTAAATCGTAATAAAGTAACACAGCATTGAATTCAAAGTGTCCTGATAAATCGGACCCATTAAATTGTGGAATAGTAGCTAAAGTATTGTTACTCGTTATTTGTTGGTAATCATTAGGATTCCAATCTAATGTAATTCCGTCTAACCTACTTCTTCTATAAGCAACTCCAGCAAAACCTGCAGGACTGCCGTAATCAGCTGGATATTTTCTAATGTCTACATTAGTGGGATCTAAGAAAGTTGTAGGTTCTGTAAAATATGCATCATTTGTAGTGGTAGGTTGAGGTTGATCCATCCAATCCGCATTAGGGTCGGTATAAGTAATAGAATTATCTACATCATAAAAAGCAAGAATGGAAAGTGCTTGTGGGTGTACTGTTGCAGCATTTCTACCTTCTATGAATTCGTTGGCACCTTGTATGGCTAAGCTTGGTTGATAGTTAGCATCTTCAATAGGATCGAATAAAATCGTTGGAGTATTACCCACCTCAGTAGGAACATTAATATAAACCTCTGTATAAGCTTCACCAGCTTTTTCAACATTATTAACAATGTCTATGTCTCCTAAATATTTGACCACAGGTTCATAGTGAACTGTTCCTGTACATGAATAGTCTTCTTCCACAAAAAGAGGACGAGTAACAGCAGCGGCTTGTTCTAAGTTAGTAGCAGCACGAAATCGCATTGCTCCAGTTTCTTTGAGCCACTTAAAGAATATCCGTTCTGCTGGAGATTGTTTAACATCCGGATCAAAATCAGAATCACTTAATATTAGTTCTTCTAAGTTAAGAGTGTAATTTTGAAGACTCTCTGTCCAGTTAACATTAGGATCCGCCTTTAAGCCTCCGTTCCAGATCATACCGTCTGTTGTATCAAACTGCATGTAATTTTCAAAAGTACCAAAATCGGTAAATGAAAGTTTATTAAAGTCAGGAATGTTAAGCAAAGCAAATTTGGAAAAGACCAGCCGAGTGTTCTCATTGTTGAGAGTTTTCGAAAGGTCTCTAGCTGCTGACGAGAACGTGTAAAAAGTCCCGCCGTCTACTTGCGGTGTTCTGATTAAAGGCGTCGTTGCCATCTACATTCTATTTTTTACGATACGGTATAACCTGTTCCTCCAATTATATACCAATCTCCATTTCCAGTACTATCATCTACACATAGTAGATGTACTGACTGTCCTTGGTCATTCATAGATATCGTAGCGGTACCAGCGCCGGGTAAAACGAGATTAAGTCCAGGGCTCACTATATCGACTTCTCCACCTGCAACACCTGTATAAACAAAGAATATTTCTTGTCCTATTTTACCATCCCAAAGCTGTACCGTAAGTGATGCGGTATTTGAGTTAGCAACTCTTTCTACAGTATAAGGAGGTAGTGCGGTACTTGTACCGACATCGACTGTCATACTAGGACCAGCAAAAACATCATCTAAAGTCTGTGGGTCCTGATTATTTCTTGTCAGGCCACCCCCATTGAGGTTTATATCACCACCTTCTACATTTACATTTGCAATTATATCAAATGTACTAGCATTAATATCAAGCCTTACGGTCGAAAGACCTACCCGTAGTGCTTCAGTTGATAAATTATTCAGGTTAGTGATGGTCCCTGCTGATGGAGAAAAATATGTCTCCATAGAATTAATTTCGTTAGCCAAAATGTTAAAGTTATCATTTATGACTATACGTGATCCGGATAAGGAATCAGTACCGAGAATTTCTGTTACGCTTATTGCCATTACTTTCTTATTTTATTATTAAGATATTTCTTTCTTTGGTATATTTATTACCATTCGTATCTTCGAGTTCTAATCCTATTGTGTACTTACCTGTATCTTTAAAGAGGTAAGTTAAGTATTTACTCTCAAAATATATATTAGAGTCACGAGGGTCTGAGTTATTCTTAATGGTCCACTTTGGCTTGGTTTTACTTGCTATTCTACAATTATCATATACAAACATGATCCAAGTCATTCTCTGTAAAGTTTTTCCATCAATAATAAACTTAGCTGTATTCCATGTAGGGTTACTAGCCGTACTCTGTCCACTCCTATAAATTATACTTTCGCAATCATTCCCGGTAGATATATCAATTCCTGTTATGGTACCTCCAGTTATTGGGCTTCTACATATTCTATCTCTTTGTGTGTCTAGTATATCTACACTTTCAAAATCTCCATACTTTCCGAAATATCTTGCAACTGCTTGTACAAATATTTGATTATTTGATGCATCTAATACTAAATTGTAAATATATTTATGAATGATAGGATCCGTGCTTAAGTTAAGTTGATTAACAGCCTCCCTTAATGTAATAGTAGAGAAATCAAAATAATGTTCACCCTTATTTCCATGAAGATCAATTATAGTTAAATAAGAGTCAGGCATTACTTCTGCAAATTGAAAAAAGGCAGGGGTATCTCCAGTCGTGGATAACATGTCCCACCATAAGTGGCACGTATCATTCCAATCTCCTTTATCTAAATTTTCCCAAAAGTAAGGGCCTCTCCAGCTCACATTGCCATCATCTTGCCAATTCAGTATAGTGAAGTCTGGGTTAACACCTAATCCAAAATTATTAAGGATTGCATTTACCCGGTCTAAAGATTCGTATAAACTAGCCTGTTCTTCATCCCAAGTTGTTTTAGGAGGTATAGGTAAATCCCAATATGATCCATAAGGTTCCCACGCATAATCACCTTCACTAGTCCAAGTATAATCACATTTTCGTGCTTGGTACCATCCTAAGAATTCTACTTCTCTACCTTCAATACATATTTCATCTACTTTAACTTTGCTTGAAATATTATTAAAAAGATCAAACATTTTCATTTCTACAGAATAATTTCCAACATAAGGTAAGATGATTGGAAGCTTATCATAATCTACTATAGGACCCCTTATATTGTAATAATATATAGGTTCCCCTCCTGGTCCAGTTTCCACAGTACTGACAAGTTCACCATTTGCATCTTCAACTTCTATACTTTTGTAAATTGTCCATTCAATTTCTTGGAAGTTCCCTCTCAAAATACTGTCCCAAGTAAATAAGAGAGTTCCAGGTAGTTGTTCCTTTCTAAACTCAGAATTGTGCCAAGGCTCTCCTTTAACTAAAGAAGCTTTTAGATTATTAGAAGTGGTACCATAAATCCTCACCGCAGGTCCACTTGGAGTATTAACATTAGATATGTCATAAAAGAGCCAAGGTAATGTAAAAGAAGTTCTTAATGTTTGAAGCTGTGCTCTTAAATTATTTCTTACAGTTAAAGCTGTGTCACCAGCACCTACAGTATAAGAGGCACCAGTTCCTGTGGCTGGATCTGTGATTGAAAATACATCTCCAAGACCTGGGTCTACTGGTTCAAAATCAATGTTATGAAACACACCGTTATCTAATTGATCCCAGGTAGAATTTATATCAACCCAAGTCAATTGACCAAAACTTGTATTTTCTAATACAATAGGAGCCCCTACAGGAATCCCTGGTTTATCAGGTAACCTATGAGAACTTTCACCGTCCACCCAATCTAATGTATTAATGTTAGGGGCATACCTACTAAAGTAAGCTAGGTACATATCAGCCAATTCAGCTATGGTAAAATTATCTCCATCGACCGGAGGACCTAAGACACCATAAGGATCAGGTCCTATTGGTGGTAATGGTACCGGGTCAATAGTACTACTACAGCCAATGACACATGAACCTACTCTTCCAGTTCCAACAATACAACACTCGCCATAGGGTCCTAATACTAAATTTTGAGGATAAGGGCAAAACCCAGTGGTTTCTGGATAAAGGAGACAATCAATATCTCTTAGATCCTGTATAAGATTACATCCTTCTGGTGTGTACTTAAAGTCTGCATCTATTCCAGCAATCACACTGTTAGCATCATTCCTACTTATCGTATTTGTTACTTCTTGTAATCCAAAGAAATCAGCTTCTCCTATGATATCTTTAATGTGAGCATTAAGTGGTAAAAAATCTTTTTCTAATTTCTGTTTAAGACCGTAAAGCTTAATAAGAATTTCCTCTAAAGAATATTCAAATACTTCTTCTGTTTCTGGTAAGTCTTCATCATCAAAATCACCAGGGACAATCTTATTTATTCTATAAATTAAGCTGAACAAGCTTGTCTTCCTAAATTTTTTGTTAGGAAGAGTGATGGACATATCATCATAATTGACACTTGGCTCAAATGCATGGATAGGATTACTGTGAATATACTTTCCAAATCGAGGTGATGTCTTATCTACATTTTTCCAAAATTCTTTGATAGTCAAATTATTATATCCAAAAAATTTGATGGCATTAACTAGTCCCTTATAAGATCCTAAGAAGGTATAAATATTTTGAGCCTCGAGCATCATCTCTTTCCTCTTCATATTGACTTCTTGCCAATCAGGAAGTACTTCATTAATGTCAGTATCTTTAAAAATACTTGAATCGTTAGCTAAGACTTGGTAACCAAAGTTTTGGCACATTACTCTTAACCTCTCATCTTCCTCAACTGTTTCACAGTAGACCGTAAATTCTCCTACAAGTTTACCAGTACTTTCATCTCTAATGTAGAGAGTGCGCTTATATGTATTTTCTTTCCAGGAATGTATAGCAAAATTAATGGATAGAACCTCTGATGTAATTTGAGAAGTTTCTAAGTACCCACCTGTAGTATAAAATTGATTAGGGTCAAAATCAAGATTGACTTTTATCTCGTCATAAATTTCAATGTTAGGTGTGGGTGGTTCTTCGCAAGGTTCTCCAAAGTCAGCTTCAAATTGAAATAAGAATATTTCAGGGGGAGTAGTATCTTTCCATTCTAAAACCCAGCCTCCTTCAAAACCAGAACCTGAGGCTTCTGTGTCGTGAGGAAATCCGAATTTTTTAGTATTAGTATTGCTATCAATAAATTCTTCGAGAACAAAAATTTGACCCACCTCATATAAACCTGTTGAAACTAAAGGAAGAAAAATGTCACCGGTCCATTTATCTAAAGTCTCATCATAGTCAAAGTTGTAATACTTTCCGTTCTTATCAAAGAAGTATAAGTGTTTCCACAAGTTCACTAGGTTTAGTTTATTTTTTGATAGTGTTTAGGTACTGCATAATTAAAATAGATGCGGATGTACTTTACAGTATTAATATACTTCACCATTATGGGTTGTATGTAGTCTACCAAAAAAGTGGATAAGTTGTTATTTCTAAACATATAATTTGAAAAGCTGCTCTTAAACAAATTTTCACCATAATCATATCCTAAATTTTTAAAGACATCCCAGTATTCTGAAGAATAACCATAAAGACTTGGAAATCCTACGCGTCTATCTTGTCTTGAATCTGTCATTAATTATTCTTATTTACTTGACCACTCATAGACTTAAGGGTTGGTGTTCCCTGAAGTCTTCCAGTATTTTGCCCTTGGGAATTTTGACCATCAGCAATTGTGGTTCCTCTATTTCGTTTAAGATCATTAAACTTTTTCTGTTGAGTTTTAGAATATAAGTCATTAGGTATAGCTTCCTTAAAGAATACATTAAGAGAACCTAATTTTTTCTCACTTGGATAGACTTCATAATAATTATCATTTCTATCCGTCCAACCTCCTCTAATGATGGCTAAATCTTTAGGTCCAATTTTTATGTCCCCAAACTCGTCTAATCCTAATTTAGGATCTTCTTCACCCTCTAATTTAATTCTCTTATTCTCTATAAGTACTTTTTGATCTGTAGCTGGATCTGTGCCGTACACTGGAACAAAATAATATCCATCTCTTATTGCTTTTTCATTTGCTTCAGAGATGAAAAATACATTAACAGAATCTACACCTTCTACATTTTCTATTATTGCAATAATGTCCGAACGGGGTATCCTATCTCTTCTATTGACATTTAAAAAATAATCATTAAGTTGTTTTTGTATGTCATCATTGATAGCACCCTTATCATAATTCTCAAAATACCGAAGTACAATATTTAATGCATACCTAAGTATAATAGGATCTTCTATACGTACCTCAGCCGTCACTACTTGTCTACCACTTTCATTTAAGATGTCTAAGACCATCTCCTTTTCCTCTGTATCTAAACTAAATTCTTGTTCAGGAATAGTAAAATAATCTTTATCACTAGTCAATTTCTTTTTAATGTCAGGTATTAAAAAGAGATAGACAATGTTATCATCATCAAGATATTGGTCATCCTTAGTATTATAGGCATCTATGAAAGAAAAGAAATCATACTTACTTAAGTAATAAATGTAATTATCAGGATTAGCTAGTACAAACGACCTAGAAGCATAAGGAGCAATTAATCGCGTAAAATCTGGGTGTTCAGTGTTACTCCCAAAAGCCGGAGAACGAAGAATGTTAATTGAAAGAATTTCATTTAAGTCTACACCTTGCCCCATATAATCTGTACCCTCATCTGTGAACTTAAATTTAATTCCCTTACCTCCAATATTTCCTGCGGAACCATTTATTCTTAAATACTCTACATTAATGACAGCACCCAAAGGGGGTATAAAACCAAACTGTTGGTTTCCAAAGAAAATATCAATTCCTCCATTCATCCCAGTTTTGACCATGCATTTTTTAGCATTATAGTCCATGTCATAAAGAGAATCTACTTGTGGAAATAATTCTCCATCTACTTTAACATTAACCAGAAATTGATCTGTAGCTCCCTTAGTTACCAAAGAGTGACTCTGTATAGGAGCACCGGTACCTGTTACTTTTTGTTCTTCCCACTCTCCTTGTATGAGTTCGACATTAACCCATTCCCGTGAAGTTTTTTGAAGTCTAAAAGAAGGGCTATCAAATTTAATAAAATACTTAAGACCATTATTTTCTATTTGTAGACGAGTTTGGTTCTGTATGTCTACGAAGTTACCCTCAACCAAAGTAGCTGCACTAGAATTTAATCTCAAACCAATCATTCCCTTTGCAGAAATACCTCTTGTAGGATTATGCCCTGTTAAGCGGGATAGTCCATATATAGATTCTATATTTCTAGCTCGTGCAATATTTAATTCCGTCGAAGCGGCTTCAATATAAAAGAGTATTAATTCTCCAAGGTTTGACACCACTGTTACTATCTGTCCAAATGGAGATGATGGTGTGAATACACTCTTAGCCTGACCATAAGTCTTTTGTAAGTATAAAAAAGTATCCTCAAATAACTCAGTAGCCTTTGTTCTTGTCTTACTATAAAATGACATTCACTTAATTTTATTTTTTAATAGAGTACTCCTACAACTCTTTTGTCTTCGACAAAAATGTCAATAAAACACCCATTCCTTTCGGCTGAAGCAAAGAACTTAACCTGAACATCAACAGAAAGGCCATCATATCCAGTCAAACAATAAGCTACTATCTGCTCACCTATTTTATTTCTTATCACCTCCTCATTATTAACTAAAGAAAATATTAGATCATCTAAATTACATCCAAAATCTGGAGCACCTAATACCTCCCCACGCCTAGTAAAAAGACAGTTATCAATCTTAATAATTAGATCGTCTAATTCATCATCGACTTCCAACCTAGAAGCTTGATACTTTGGTGCATCCACATCGCGGCTATAAATGTCTCTAAGTTGCGGCATGAAAGTTCCCTTTTATTATATATTGGCAGACGTAAAGAAGTAGAGCTTTAACCTGTAAAGAAGTAATCAACACCTTCATCACCTTTTATTTCTTCTACAACTGCCTCTAATTCAGTCTGTCCCTCGGCCATTACTAAATCATAGTTTATTGTAATATTCCCTGGTAAGTTAAAATTAAAAGTACCTAAAATTCTGGAAAGTTGTATCTTTGCTTTGGCTATGACATAACGAATAAAAGCTTCATCTCTAAAAAGGTCACAGTCCGGAATCGATGTGAATACTTGAAAAATAACAGCAGCTTTAGGAAGTTTACCAGTAAATCTAAATTTGTGAGTAAGTCTGTTATATGTATAACCTATCTGTGCTTGTAGAACTTGGCGTGTAACATCTAGAAACTTTTCATTAATCACATAGTACATTAAATTTTCACTCCCAATTCCTGCTCCATACATATCACTGTAGATAAACTTATCAATAGAAAAATCAGGATCACCTGCAGAAAAACTCCAATCACCAAAACCACCAGCTTCCCCAGAAAAGCCACCTATTTCATACACTGCATTAACAGCATATACTTGGGAAGGCATAACCACTATGCCTCTAGAATTATTTATGTTTGTCTTATTAAGAGGGTCATCCTCACTATCTATACCTTGACGAAATGACTGTTTAGCAAAAGCTGACTGTGGTAATGCTAGGTACATTTCTTCAACACTATCTTCATAGATCTTATAGAAATATCCTTTTGCTCGATCTATGATCCTAGCCAATTCTTTTTTAGGTACCGTAAAAGGAATCTGACATGCTATTGTAAGCTCATCATTTATTTCTTGTATTAATTCTTCCAGACATTTATTTTCTTCCGGATCACAATTTGTCAATGCCATGTGCTATCTTATTTTTTCATATTCAATCATATCAGTATCAGATGAGATGCGAGCATGGTTAGTTATTTTCCCTTTCCTAAAAACCCCACCTTCCATTTCTCCACTGAAGACACCTCTCAACCCATACACAAAACAGTCTTCAGCTACCACACTCCTATTAACATAAGAATCTTCAATCTTAGATGCTTTAACAGTGGATGCCCCAAATAGATTGCACTCTTTTAATGAAGAATCATCAATATCAGAATTAAAGATATCACACTTTGTAATGTTACCTCTTATCTTACAATCTACAATATCAATCCCTTCTAAGGCAAAACACTGAGGTAATTCAGCATCCTTTAATTGTATTTTTCCTACATCACTATCATAGTTTATCCAGCCTTCTTTAAGTCCTGCTTGTGTTATTAAATTAAATATCCCTTCTCTCATCTTAGGATAATACATTTCTATTATCTGTTCTGAAGAATTAAGATCTACCATAAGTTTTATATTTGGAAATTTTTGCTTAAAGATATTATATGATTTATATCCTTGGATAACACCTTGATGTTTTTCAAGGATAGCATCTAATTGTTTAATATCCTTTGAAGTATAATGAGGATTTATCAAAGAATCATAAAGAGATAGTATAAAGTGTTCGGTAAGACTTAATATTTTATGATACTTTTGTTCGTAATCTTTACCACCTAAGTATCTAAACTCAATGTAACCCTTAGGCACTTTTTGAAAATTTACACCGTAGTACTTTTCACTAACGAACATGTAGTTTTTAGAGAGAGTCTTTTCTGGAGACTGTTGGTGGAAGTTACTTAAAGGAACAATAAATTTAATAGACTTTGCATAAACAGAGTTTTTGCGATGCGGAAATTCTTCAAATACTTTACTCTCATCGAAGTTCAAAACAAATTTTCCAATGTCTAATCTAGAAACGTTGCTTTCTGGACCCATCTTCTCACCGTCAAATGCTATGTTGAGGTGGATGGAACACTTATCACTGGTAGAACCGTTCTCCTTTATCCACTTAAGAGTTTTAGCCAATATTAATTTAGCCTCAGTAAATAGTAGAGGTCCAGATACAAGTTCAATCATATCCTTTCCACCGGACTTATCCGGTTCTAATTTAAAAGTCTTATCGGTAGGTTTAAAGTCGCTGTGAGCCTTTTCTTCGATTCGTATCCTCTTATCTAAAGTTTCGGAAAGGCCACATTTAACCTCATCTAAATCTTGTTTAGAGAAGAATTCAAATTCAAAACCAATCTTGGAAAAGTGTATAGCGTTTAATTGCTCATTTGTGTACATACATTACCTGAATTTTTTTATATATTTCAAGTGTGTATACTTTTAAACTAAAGCCATAGAAACTTTTTTCTCTACAGCATTAACACCCTTTATGCGGACAGTGATAATTTCACCTTTGGAAATTTCAACACCTTTGAGTTGTGTCTTGTGTATCAAACCACTAATTCCCTTTTCTAATTGGACGAAAGCACCGTAGTTAGTGATCTTAGTAATTTTACCTTGTACTTCTAAAAATGGTGGATATTTTTCAGCAGCAGTATCCCAAGGATCAATAGGAGCTCCTGTCTGAGTTAAAATAATTTTTTTCTGATTAATTATTTCTTTAACCCAAAAATTAATCTCATCTCCAGGTTTAATATCTCTATTGTCAAAATCCTCTTTAGAATCTATGAGTTCAGCTTTAGGAATTAAACCAGTTAAACATTCATCAAATTCAGCAAAAACACCAAAAGCAGTAGTGCCTGTAACAAATCCTGTAATTTTTTCTTTTAAGTTACCTCTAAGATCCTCTATTGCTTGAGGTATTTTAGTTTGTAAATATTCTCTGCATGAAACAACGATAGTTTTCTTTTCTTTAGAAAAAGTTATGGGCATTACTATTATCTGCTTTCCTACAAGAGATTCGAAGTTATGTAGCTTATTTATCCCGGCTAAAGATCCTGGCATAAATGTTTGTATACCTGATACATCAACCCAATACCCACCGTGTATTAATTCTTTTACAGTAGCAGTGTAGGCAAGAGACTTATTATTGATAGCCTCCATTATTTCTCTACGCTTACACTCTTCGAATGCTTCAGATATACTAGCAGAAACTTCTCCGTTCTCTTTAGGCTTAACTCTAACATCTATATTTAAACCTACATTTAGAGCATCTTTAATCTCTTGTGGTTCTTTATCAAGGTTAATGTAAGCCGTATACTTAGAACCAATATCTACTAATGCTTCTTTTAAAGAACCATCAGGGTGAGCCGTCAAATGAGTTATTTCACCCTTAGTTAGGTGGTCTAGACGTTCGTGTACATACTTATCTTTTTTGTAATCATCTAAAATGCCATACATTTCTAGCATTTCAACAGCATACGGTTCAGTAGATAAAAGTTTAACTCCTTTAGGTAATTGTACTGTGATAGTTTCCGTATCAAACGGATCATCACTTTTTTGAATGGTTATTTCTTGTTCTATCATTAAGTATTATTTAAAGTGTGTATACTTAGGTGTTATTTATTATTTTATGGAGGGTGTGTGTGTTTGTTTAAATTATTAGATGATTATTGCTGATGGAGAAGCTACTGTGGTTGCTGCTATAACAGGATAACCAGATGCCGTACCCGTAACAGTCTGTCCAGGTGGTACAGTTATCGTAGCTGTCTTAACATAATCAGTGATTTGTAAACAAAGGACGGGTGTTAATTTTCCAGCAAATACTACACCAAATAAATCCGCAACTTTTTTATTATCTACTGTTAAATCATTTTGTCGTGATATATTAGAAATGGGACTTGCTGTTTTAGAACAATCAACAGAAATCATTTTCTTAGGAAATGGATCAACACCTACTTCAATATCTCTCTCTTTATCTAGAGGATCTAATCCTCTAAGAGTGAGAAGCATAGCTTCTTCAGCAGCTTTTTGTATTGCCGGATAAAGAGAAGTGAATAAGTCTACAGGTACGAGTGGCATAGTGCTTCCTTTAAAGTATATATCTACATCATTGGAGGACCATCTAGAGATATCTGAGAAGACCTTGTCTGAGGTATCGTAGCTGCTTTTATAGGTGCAGCAATCTGGGCTTGTATTGGTATTTGTGCCCCTTGTAAAGCTGATAAAGCTGGTCCTAAAGGAGCAAGGAAAAAGATGGAGCTCGTCACGGCAATCTGGGCAGTAGTAAATTGTGTTATTGATAGGGAGAGTGCATTTATTTGATCTGCTAAAGCATTAAGAGCATCAACATTCTTTTCACCTAATGTAGCAGGTTCATCTGACTCTTTTTCTTTGCCTATACTTATATGATCCTCTTGGATGTGGATAATCTTTCCACCTGAGTGTTCAATGTATATCGTGTTATCAGGTCTTATGTTAACTTGACTTCCGTTGTAATCTAACATCAGTCCATTCTCTTCAGTAAAAAATATTTTTATTGGTCCAGGCTGAGCTTCACTGTCATAAATGAGTGAGTGAGCATTTGTATAAGAAGGTTCTATTTCAGCTTTTAGTTCATCTGAAGGGTAGACATTGTAAAAGTATACTGGAGAATAAAGATCTCCATTATCAAATGTAACACGGACTATTGAATCAATCTTAGGAGCTGAAAACATACCACCCCCGGTAGCACTTCCAGCTGTAGAACTATTTCCAGGTCTGGCCCAAGGTAATTTATCAGTAGGTAATGTGTAAGCACTGTCTGGGTTTGTTGAATCCTCTCGTCCGTCAAATTTACCGTGCACTCTTACTTTACACCTGCCTTCAAATAAAGGATCCGCATTATCTTCTACTATGCCCACCCATTGAGTACCTACAAGATTATCACTCTGGAATTCTTTAGCTCCTATTTTCATTAATCGAATATGTTATCATTTCCGTCAAGTCCAGGTGGCGAGACTCCATCATTATTACCAGGTGTATATGCAGATGGATGAATTCTTTCAGTTGGAAGAGAAACACCAGGTTGAACCACATCTCCAAAAATTGTCGCCTTTTCTAAACTACCGTCACTCCCCCCAGCTGCATTAACAGTAACTCCATTCCCAAAGATATTACTTCCTAATGATGCAGCTGTACTAATTATATCAGTCTCATTTAATTCTGCTAATTGTGCTGCACCTCCAATAGCAGCATTGGTAATAGCTTGAGGATTATTAATGGTATCAAAAACATTATTTTTAGCCCCATACACATTTCCAATAGTAAGTTTTTGTGAAAAACCAGAAGCTGCACTTTCTATAGAAGAAAGAGCACCATTAGCCTGATTAGCTATTTGATCTTTTGCTAATTCTTTAACAGCATCTTTAAAATTAAACTTACCATCACCTTGAGATGCATCATTATATCTTGTCGTTAAGTCCCCTTCTAATTTACTATCATAACCAGAAAATTGAGCATTCTCAACAACATTGCCATAACTAAATTTAATGCTTGTAGATGCAATATCGCCACCTACATTACTAACCGTATCAAAAACCTTTCCACCTGCAGCTGCATCCCACTCACACTCAGTAAATTTAAAAGTAACTTGTGAAGTATTCTTATTAACATAGTGCAGTAAACTTTTAGTATTTTCATCAGCCATAAAGTCACCTGCTGATGTTCCTGCCAATTTGTCTGTTATAAGGTTCATCCAATTTGCAGATTGTTTAAAGTTTCTTATTTCTAATATAGACACATTAATGTCAAACCGTCTAAGATTTTCAGGTAAAATAAATCTCCTATATTTATTATCATAACAGGCCATCCGATATAAACTGAATAAAGCAGTAAGTTTAAGATCTATTGCTTCTATACATCCAATATCTACACCTTCACCTGGTGCGGTTCCTACAAAAGGATCTTTAGGGTTAGTAGTATTTTTTTGCCATGCTTCAGTCAATCCAGTTATAGTCTGGAAATACCAAGGTCTTTCTCTATTAACTCTTAAGAGTCCTATTAAAAACGCTCTTAAATACGCGGCGCGGGTTGGATCTACTTGCGTTAAATACCCTATTGCACTGTTAGGTGTTGTTTCATAAAGCCCTTGAAATAAAGAACTATCAGTTTGAAAAGAGAGGGCAAATCCAAGATAAGTAGGATCATCAATATTAGTAACCCCATCTCCACCTGCCTGTATGGTTGTCGGATAAGACTTTTCCATAAAAGCTTTAGGTGTGTTGTTATCCGCACCTTCTCCTGTTGGCAAATATTTACCAAAGGGTCCTGTTAACTGCTTAGCTAAAGTTCCACTTCCTGGGTTAGTTAGATCTACTAAAGGCATAGTTAAGTTTAGTTTATTTATTAGGTACTTATTAGGTAGAAGGCCAGAACTCACGACGAAGTAAATGTAACCTCATTCGTAGTGGACCAGGTCCTCTGTAAATATATTCAATTCCTCCTATGACATAAAAGCCTGTAAGAAATTCATTAAGTACATATTCTGCCACTGCATCTTCTTCAGCAGTAGTCTTTCGTGTTGCTTCATCTGGATTAGCGCCTTCTTCGCCTTCTGTGCCACCTGTAAGTACTTCCTTCATAACATCTGCATATTCTACAATGTAACAATAGATTCGAGTATATCTTAGAAGGGCAGGATTAATTGTATCTAATTCGATAGTCATTCCCATCTTATGTATTTCTTGGTTGTTTTGATAATTTTGAACTGCACTATACATGAAATTATCGTGAGTATTCTCACTCTGTGTGCCTAAGTACTTAAACCTTACTTGTGTCTCTGCTATTCCTTCAGGTATCTTTTGTCCTTGTGGTCCTACTAAACGCCCTTTAAGTTTAATGGTACCAGGTGTATCTCCTGTTATGGGATCCACAAATTCACTAACAAAATCTTTACCTGTAAGATCCCACCACTGAGCATATCTCTTATACCCATTGTTCTTAGAGATTTCCCCTGTGTTGTTTATCATGTGTCTTCGAGAAATGTAGCGAGCACCCCCTTGCTGTTGTACCAAATTACTTAGGAAATTGGGAAAATCGTCTTGTTCACCTTCACTGTCTCCAAACGTATCACCAGGATTTGTACTAAAAGTTTGACTAGCTTCTACTGCTCCCTCTTGGCTAAATAATCTATTAATGTCCGCAAAGGTAAGATAGTAATAAGGATCTATGTAAGCTTGAAAAAAATTATCATCATCTAAATAAGCGTTGGCTATAACATCTTGTATAAATTTTTGTCGAGTATCATAACCATTTATCCATGTCATTTCATCACTCGTACTATCTACATTTGATGCAAATCCTAATTCTAAATTCTCGGCAAGATCTAAGAGAATGTCCCAACTCGTTCCTTCGTAATATTCTACTAATTCTGTGTATAGATTAGGCACCAACATTCTGCCTTCTACACTAAATTTTGCTGGAGTATTAGGTGGGCCCCCACCCATAGGTGAAACATACGTGATAGTAAAATCTATGCGTATAGGTTTAAATGTGGTCTCTTCACCCTGAGATCTAATGTTAAGTTGCATTATGTCACCGTCTTTTGGAAAAAATCTAGACATAAACATTCCGTCCCTATCTTCAAAAGTAACTCTCATCTCTGGGACGAATCCTGTACAATCTAATGAAAAGGAATTCATCCTGTCCATCTGTATCTCATAAGTATTAATCCTAATAAGCGGCAACATCCCACCAGTAAACTTAGAAGGTTTTTCCTTTAAGAGGCCACTCTTGCTGTTTTCAGGATCTTCAACATCTGGCATTTCTAATGGATCTAACATGATAGCAGGTTCTATCACGGTTAAAATATTTCTATCAACTGCTGTGCTCATTAATTTATACGTGTGTTAAGATTCTGTCCTAATTTAATATTTCCATCTTGATGAACCTTAGCCTTCTGTCCTTGTTGAAGCATATTGGGTGGCAAAGGTGTCACAACACCATTCTTTTTAGTCTCTGCCTTTTTAATCAACCTTTGTACCCTACTTTGATCTTTCTCACTTTGTACTTGAGTATCAATATAAGCTGCGATGGTACTATTAATCCTAGTAGCTGGCTTAGGGCGAGAGTAAACAAGCATTGGATCTTTTAAAACAGGAATGGCTAAAACATCTCCTTCGTCTATTGAGAAAGGATTAAAAATGTTATTAATTATACATATAGCATCTACATATTCTCCAGTTCCAAAATAAAGATTAGAAATTAAATCAGGCCTCCCAGCTTGATCCGGAGTAACATAGTGTAAAGCCTTTATGCCTAAATCTGCTATGTACTTAAAAGATGGCGCAGAAAAATCCCAGTAGTTTTCTCCTGTGTCCTCATCAATTAATTTGTTCTTAAGTGTAAGTGATTTTATGTCCATTACGAATCTATTATCATTGAGACCATATTAGAAACATATTCTCCACTAGTGCCTGTTTCTTGACCTATTTTTTTCTGGGTACCTGATTGTGCCACTGATATATCACTATTAGCTACACCCTCACCTCCACCACCAGGTATAGGGGGTGTCGTAGAGTTTTCTGAAACCTCACTTTGGGTATTTTGTATAGATTGTTTTCCTACATCAGGCATGCAACCGTAAATATTATTTGAGGTTCCAGCCAAGTTAAGTATATCTTCCTCTCCCTTAACGGAAGCATAAATTCTACCACGGCCCATATTGAACATGTTCTCAATGTCTGACTTATCTCTTGGCTTACCATGTTTTAAACTTATTTCAAATTTAGCTTCTACAGGAAAGTCATCTAAACCTAACCCCTCACCCAGTGTCATTGTACTAGTATCACATATCATATTTCCCATCATCACAATTGGATTGAGTGGGTTTCCTACAGTTACATGCCAATCTCCAGTTGGTTCAGCACTAATGAATGCTTTAGTAGCAAAAGTACCAACTGCTCCACCGACTTCTTTACCTAACATAGCACCTAACATACTCCCTAACATATTCTTTCCTACCTTCAATCCACCAGATAAAATACTCTTTAAGTCAAAACCACCAGAGCCATTACCAAAGGCCTGTTCCATTCCAGACTCTACATCATTAACGACACTACCAACATACCCAGCAAAATCTCCATTTCTTAATTTGGCAATGTCTCCAAACTGAGAAGCAACAAATCCACCAGAACCGTAGAACCTATGACCTCCTCCAAAAAATTGTCCATTACTATAGGTCAGTGTCATCATGTTAGTCATAACATCTATCATAGCAATTTTAGGATTGATATAATTTAAAGATTTGGCAGAATATTCAAATGTTAGTGTAAGATCATTAGCGAATTGTAAACCCATATCTCTAATGTAAGTCTTATTTACAACATTTACAGGACCTAATACAAAGTTAGCAAAAGTGGTTCCTAAAGCATCATCAGTACTAAAATTACTCTTTCGGAATTTTTCTCCAGCATTAACATCCTTAAGGGTATCTGCTACAGCTCGTCCTATGCCACCAATTTTATTGTAAAATGGTTGATTAGTATAACCCTTATCTTCTTGTTGATGTTTTTCCATCTCATTCTTAACCAGCGTCCACTTTAAACCATAAGTGAATTTAAGTATGTCCGAAAGTGGGTTCTTTGCAGTCTCTCCTAGATAAGTTATAGCAGTACTACCGGCAGGTGCGAAAGCTGGAACATTTTTTTCTCCCTTCTTAGTTGTGACCTTAAGATCGTAAATGTTATCAAAACAAGGACTTGCGAATCGCCTCACTGTGATAAGGTGATTGACTGGAATTTTCTTATAGTACTTACCGTACATAAAGTCTGCAGGCTTATAGGCAATGTGAGGATGATTTTCTGAGAAGTAACTTATTATCTTGTGAAGTGTAACATTTTTTGCATTGTCCCCTCCACTTATTGAATTTTTATCTACTTGATCTCGGTATGCTGCACTTGGATCTTTATCCAATCCATAATGCATACCTTTAAAATTAAAGAGGGCATACTGGTTAGCAAGAGATCGAGGTAATTTTATCTGCTCCATCCCTATGGGTACTGACATTCCATCTGCTACAGATTTCTCAGTATAAAAATTTGAAGTAGCAAACGACAGTGCTTCTTTGCTAAAACCTTGAGTTTCACCACCAAAGGCACCTATACGTCCATTCATCCCTGTAACTTTACCTGGGTGAGTGTATAGAGAATCATCAATGCTCTCCATTTGAGTTTGAACACTCTTCATTGCTCCACTAAACTTACCCATGGTAAAATCTTATTTTTTTATATATTTAGTTAAGGCTATCCAGGTACTTATCAATGTCCATGTTGTGATCATCAAAATTATCTTTCCAGCTTCTTTTGAGACGAATATCAAATTCTTTTTTACTGTCAACAGAAAATGGTCCCCTGAAAAATGGTCGGGTAGCTATCGTCTTAATTTCTTTTAAATTTTTAGAAATGAGATAGAACTGGACCCTTTTGAAAAGCTCCTCCAGTTGTACACGAGTCTTTGTACACATTATTGAATCTATGACTAAGTAAAATTTTTCTCGGTCCGGATCGTTAAGTCTTTTTTCTAAAATTTGTACATTAGTGAACTCATCTTTCTTTAGCCCCATTTGCCGAGCTTTTTTATCAAATTTGTGGTGAAAATTCATACCAAAAAAATTAGTCTTTAGAAATTTCATTGTATCATAAAATTTCAAAATTCTAATTTGATACTTAGGGTTTATAGTATCCCATTTCGTATCCATGATAAGTCCCTTTATTGGTATTTGGACATTAGGTCGTGAGTGTGATGTTAGAAGACAGTACACATAATTACCTTTGTTGAATATTCTGTGTTTTTTCACTCGAACGTTTTGGCACAATCAAAGAGTCTTGTTACACCATTAAGATTAATGTCGGTTGTGTAGTGGATATTGTATTCTTTTATGGGTTTTATTGACCAAGCTTCTACATACGCTTTGATGTTATTTATGATCGTCTCGTCTAACTCACTTAAGACATAGAACACATCTGTAGTTTTTGCATTTTCTAAAACACTCTGTAACTGTTTGATGAGGTAAGATGATATAACAGCATCTGAAGGTTCGTACTGATAATAATCATTTTTTGTCAACTTATTAACAATGTCAATATAATTTATACATTCTGCATCATTAAGTTCATTTAAGTACCTCTTAATTGTTATAGCATCTTTACAGTAAACAAAATTAAAGGTGAGGTTAAGTTCTATGTTTTCCATTGTCTCAAGAGTTCAAGCTCAGCTTCAAGCTCGCTTATTTTTTTATCAATCTCCTTCTGTGTAGGTTCGTAATGACTTCCCCATTCAGATCTCATTATAAGATTTTCTCTACCGAATTTATTACCAGTCTGTACTGCGAGATCCTCACATATTTCAAAAAGAAATTGAATCGTATTAGTGAAAGATTCTTTGCTTGTTAGTTCATAAACATTAATAGTTGCAATAGTCTCCTTACCTCCACCAGCATTTTGATTAACTACTCTCTTAATGACACCGTTGGCTGCAGGTTCAAGAATAACATTTATCATGAAGATAATCTTTTATTTCGAAGTTCAGTAGCATCTTTCATAAGCTTACGAGCTACCTTTTTTTCAGTCTTCCAACTGTCTTTGTCTTTTACGGCTAGAATTGCCCATGCTTCTCTAAGCATTTTTATTTCTTTAGCATTGTAACCATCTGCTTTCCACATGGCTATTGCACTTGATTCTTTTTCTTCTAGTGCTTCTGTCTTCTCCTTTTCCCACGTCTCTAAATTGGCTTCGTGAATCTCTTTACCTCTATTCAACATTTCTTTTGTCAAATTTTGCCACTCACTAAAGGGTAATTGTCTTTTTTGTTTAAGGAGCCCAGCGTGTTTCATAGCGGCTCTTCTATCTCTGCGGTTAGGGATGTTGCTCATGTGTATTAATTTTATTATATATTATAGGTGCTGGAGTAACTATACACCTTTGTAGTATTCTTTGATTAGGCTATCAATGCTTTCGTGCAGTGAATCTAAAATATCATCTTCTTCAAGTTGGTTAAGAATAAATGATTTAAGTTCATCTTTTACTTCATCTTTATCAAAAGAAGCTTTAATAATATTGTAAATATCAACCTTTGGAACTTCTATTGGAAATTGTATTTTAAGTTGGACTTTGTCATTCTTAGCCTGCTTATCAAAAAGAATTCTTATTGGGGACTCAGATTTGGTTGGAGCACTTTCTTTTATCTTAGGGCCCTGACTATCTGTATTACCTACAGCTTGTAAATCTGTCGTAAGTGGAAGCGCGTCACCCTCTAAAGGTAATAGGAATTCTGAGATAAGTATGGTAGAAATTCTACTTCCTCCTTTGAAATAAGTCCACTCACCGTCTACCTTTTCAACTTCTACAACCTGACCAGCCTTTTCACTCTTTATCCACTGGTACCGCTGGGCCACTTTAGTTTCTTCAGACATATTTATTTTTTATACAAACTAAAGTGACATTTGTTTAAGATTAGGGTAAGAGTGTAACGCTACAGATCATCCTATCGCCAGAAAGACTCCAATTTGCAGGTAGTGGAGTAGACGTTTGTCTAAATCCTAGTACTATGAAAGCATTACAACTTTCATAGTCAGTTGTAAATGTGTGAGTGTGACTAAAGCATACCATACTTCCAGAACCACTGAGACCTTGGAGTGAATTGTCCCACCCATTAGCCGAATCTGTAAAAAGGTCTGTTATTGTCATCCCACCTGCGCCTCCTCCAGGGATTGTAGTTTCACCACATTCTATAAGCCAAGCGCCAAACTCTAATGCACCACCAAGTATCGCTGACATATCAGTAGCCGTCTCATACATCCCGCATATTTTAACATCTTTCATTACATTAGTTGGGCCAACGTCTGCTGGGATGGGTATTGCATACCAAATATCACTAGCGCCAAAGTCCGTCCCTGTCATTGAGTTATCATCAGTCCATCTAGCCATATTCCACCCACCGGATCCTCCTATTCTCCAATCACCAGGATCAGAAGGAAGACTAGGGTTCATGAACCCAGAAGTTGAAGCTATTACCATTCCTACTAAGGCTGGACTTGGGCCTACATTCCAAGAACCAGCAGCACCATCAAATGATAAAGTGTCTCTGTCAACTGGACCACCAGTTGGGCAGTCTACTGGAGCATCGCAGAGGGTAAAGACAGAATCGTCTACCCAACTTACAACTCCACTACCGTCTGTTGCTAATATCTGTCCAGGTGTTCCGTCCGTGAGTGGTATGGTATAACCATTGACTGTATGATTTCCTATCCTAATACCTCCTGCTGCTGAAGGATCTATTGTAAATATTGGTAATCCGGCTATTGCTTCAAATGTTAGTGTGTTTCCGTTTAGATCTACATCTCTTACGCCTGTAAGTTGAGAGTCTCCAGTATAAATTGTTACTAATCCTGGTGTGATGTCCCATGCTGAAGATGTCCCATTAAATATTAACATATCACCATCAGCAATACCCCCAGTAGGACAGTCTATATCATAACCACAGATACTTAGAGCTGAAAGATCAGAAGGATCCACCCATTCTGCATTTCCAGTACCTGTATTCATTTGTAAAATGTATCCATTAGTTCCAATGCCCCAAGGTAATCCCCACATTGCATAGTCTGTAGTTTGTACATTACTCGCATTTTCCCATCTTATGAGGGGTGGACCGTGTGTAGACGTGGCAGTAGGTGCAATTCCACTAGACCATCCCATAGTTTCAATGCTGATATAATCAGTAGCATCCATTCCGACTTGTAAAGAAATCCTATTTGGGGATAGTGCAGTATTGGCAGTCAAGAGTATTGCACCTTCTGGGGCATCGATAGTAACATCTCCTAACAGAGAGTCTATATCAACATCTCCTGTTTGGGATATGATCCAAGCATTTGTTGTAGCTTGGAGGTTAATAGAAGATCCAGAGTTTATCAAAGTAGAATTAACAGAATTAGTTATCACTTGATCAGCAGCATTCAGATTAATATCTGCTACTGTGGTGACTAATGTAATAAAAGTATTAGCAGCTACAGTTACCATATTATCTGAAGACATTGCTAAGTTAGCAGCACCACCTTGTGATTGAAGAAGGATATGGCCATTGGTAGTAGTTGCCTCAATACCATCAACTGCATCTAAAGTAAAAGTACTCCCTGCACCTAGAGCCATGAGATTGGTCGTTGTGTGGGAAGATTCGACGGCACTTGTAGAGTAAGTTCCTATATTAGTAAAGTTTAATCCACTACCAGCACCTAAACCTGTATAAGTTCTTATAGCATCTGTTTGTGTTCCATCAGTAGTATAAATGTTATTACCCACTAAACTAGGATCAGTAGCTTCCCACATTAAAGTGGAAGAATTGTAAACCAACATATCACCATCAGTAGGAGTGAACGGTGTTGAACAATCAACGTCTGCCAAATCACAGAGGTGTATGTCACTTCCCCCACCTTCTATATCTACATCACCTCGATATAAGTGCCCGTTAGCAGAATTTATCCAAAGAGTCCTATCTTCAATATTATCACCTGTAACAATATTACAGTCAGGCATTGTAACAGATTCTCCAAGAACCAATCCACCTTCTGTTATGTTAACACAGCCTCTAAAGAAGCCTGCCCAGATTCCTGTATCCGATACATCAACGAAATCTACATAATCATTAATAACATCAGCAAAAATTCCAATACGAGTAGAACCATCCCAAGCAATAGCATTAGTCAGTATTATTGAACTAACACCAAATTGACTATTTGCAGAAGGTGACATTTTACTCCCAAACCCAATAGAAAATTCAGTAGCTAATGTTGGTGCTCCTATTGGTGTTGATTCAAAACCTATTACAGATTGATCCAATCCGTTATACATCCCTACACCTGTATTCATCACTATATTAGCAGCTTCATCTCTAATGGTACCATAAAGAATCCCAGTTATTATTTCTCCAGATGATGTAGGTGTAGGTGTAGATACACCGTTTGCTATAATGCTAAAGTTAATGTCAGAAGTACCTTCATTAGGAACATTAGATATTCGAAGACCAGCCTTAGAATCAGGTGAGTCAGTTGCTGGATCTACATTAATATATAGTGTTTTTGCATTTGAAGATGTACCATCTGTGCCATCATAAGTCCATATTAGGTATTGATCCGTACTTGTTAACCCTGTATCTGTAGCATCATCATTTGCAAAAGGAATATAATGCTCCAATAAAGTGGCGGCACCAGTGGGTGCCCAGTCAGGGATCCATATTTGATTACTTGAATCGATTGAAAAATTATCTATAGCTAATCCACCAAATGATGTTGCACCCGGGCCGTTTATTGTAAAAGAATCCGTAGCACCATTAATACCGAAGATGTAATCGGCAGTCGTGGTTGTTAAAACTATTGCAGCATTTTCTCCAGCAGATCCTTGGTTTAACCTCAATTGAAAATCGAGTGCATCATTAGCATTAAAATCCACCAAATAAGCTGGGGTAGTGTCAGCATTTTCACCTATTGTAAAATGTTCACCTGTATTGTCTATTCCTAAGCCTGGGTTCACTAGAGCTCCGGTACCGTTTCCTGCAAATCTTAACTGACCACCAGCAGCATTTAAAGTAGCAATTCTAACGGGATCCGTAAAGGTTGTACTGGTTTCATAAATATTAGTAGCACCAACAACAGAGATGTCTACATTTTGCCATTCTGCTCCGTTCCACTGAAGTATTTGTCCAGCACTAGGTGCGCCGGAAATATAAGTGACATCGCAGAGCAAATCTAAAGTTGGGCATCCAAAATTTAATTCACCAAGATCAATCTCTCCTTGGTCTAAATTGTAAACTAAATTATTATTAATGTCCAGAACAGCAGATAGTGCATTCCCAGGTGAGGCACCTAAATCATTCCTTGCGTGTAATCCATAGAAAGAAAGATCCAATCCTATCATCCCATCATAAGGTCCATCAATACCAGTTGAACCTGCACCAGGAGCATTTCCAATATTAACTCCATTATTAACTTCTCCCATTGCTCCAGTGTTATTAATAATGAAAGCTAGTTCAGCTTGATTCCACCCTATACTAATTCCAGTACCTGCAGTTATCTTAAGAGTATCTCCAGCACTATTAGCTGAGATGTCACCGTCAAATGCCATGTTCCAAGGAAGTGCTAATGGTGCATTCCAATTTGCTAATACGTTACCAAATGAATCGGTACCTGCTATTGTTATGTTAGTAAATCCACCGACACCGCCAATGATGTCCCACTGGGTCATAATAAAGGTACCTAGAGTAGTTCTCTTATTTGCTCTCCACCATACCAAGAATTCTTCAGGCTCTCCTGTGGTAGGAGCCTCTCCTGTTATAGATTCTATGACTACTGGGTGATACACCACATCGCCAATTTCATACCTACGATAATCTGTCCATGGGTTTGCGACCGCTTGGAAGTTTCTATCAACTTCCTCATTAAACAATTCTCTTTTAATCTCGGTCCTAAAAAGAATGTATTCTTTAAGATTGAATGCCATCTAACTTGATGTTTTTTTATTTATTCTCACTTACTCAGGAGGCTTTTTTTCTATCCTAGCTTCAGAGTATGGAAACTGTGAAACTGTGGTAGAACTCGTAAATGCATCTCGAAGTGATTTGAGATACCAAGTGTTTTCTGACCAACCTGGTTCCGCATAACAAGGAGAGTATATGCCTGTAACATAAATGTATTTAAGCTCTGTGTAAAAGGCTAAGTATTCACTAACAGTCTTGTCAATAAAATCATGTTGCCTATCTTTAAACACCTGTCTCTGTCTGTTCCTTTGAAGATCAAAACCAGAGCCAGGTACTAATGTATAGTTGCCTAT